GGAAGTTCTCCAGGTGTTGAAAGATCGCGGTCAGCCGATGACCATCCATAACCTCATCGCGCCTACCGTTGATGGTGTTCTGGGTATGGAGGCCAAAACGCGGACTGATCTGTTGGTGATATCAGATGATCCTGATGATGAAACAGAAAAACTGGCTGAAGCTATTAATGCTGAATTTGCCGATGCTTGCCGCCTTGGAAATATGAATAAAGCCCGTTCTGATGCCTATGCGGAACAAATCAAAGCGGGGCTCAGCTGGGTGGAGGTCAGACGGAACAGCGATCCGTTCGGGCCTGAGTTTAAGGTGTCTACTGTCAGCCGGAATGAAGTGTTCTGGGACTGGCTCAGCCGGGAGGCTGATTTAAGTGACTGCCGCTGGCTGATGCGCCGCCGCTGGATGGATACCGATGAGGCAAAAGCCACATTTCCGGGAATGGCTCAGGTTATCGATTATGCCATTGATGACTGGCGTGGTTTTGTCGATACCACGGTTACTGAAGGCCAGCCCAGTCCGTTGATGAGTGCATGGGGAGAGTATCAGTCATGGGATCGACAGCAGAACGAATGGCTTCAGCGTGAACGCCGTCGTGTGCTGCTTCAGGTGGTTTATTACCGTACATTCGAGCGTCTTCCGGTGATTGAACTCAGTAATGGACGGGTGGTGGCCTTTGATAAAAATAATCTGATGCATGCGGTGGCTGTGGCATCCGGGCGGGTGCAGGTGAGAGTCGGGCGGGTAAGTCGTATTCGTGAAGCCTGGTTTGTGGGACCGCACTTTATTGTGGATCGCCCCTGCAGTGCGCCGCAGGGGATGTTCCCGCTGGTTCCCTTCTGGGGATACCGGAAGGATAAAACCGGGGAGCCTTACGGGCTGATTTCCCGGGCCATTCCGGCACAGGATGAGGTGAATTTTCGTCGTATAAAACTGACGTGGTTGCTTCAGGCCAAACGCGTGATTATGGACGAGGATGCCACCCAGTTGTCAGACAACGATCTGATGGAGCAGATCGAGCGTCCGGATGGCATTATTAAACTGAATCCGGCCCGAAAAAATCAGAAAAGCGTTGCTGATGTTTTCCGGGTTGAACAGGATTTTCAGGTTGCCAGCCAGCAGTTTCAGGTCATGCAGGAGTCGGAAAAACTTATCCAGGACACGATGGGGGTTTATTCCGCATTTCTCGGGCAGGATTCAAATGCATCGTCCGGCGTGGCGATCAGCAACCTGGTGGAGCAGGGAGCCACAACCCTTGCCGAAATCAACGATAACTACCAGTTTGCCTGCCAGCAGGTGGGAAGGCTGTTGCTCGCTTATCTTCTTGATGACCTGAAAAAGCGGCGTAATCATGCGGTGGTGATTAATCGCGATGATCGTCAGCGTCGCCAGACCATTGTCCTCAATGCTGAAGGTGATAATGGTGAACTGACCAATGATATTTCAAGGTTAAATACACATATTGCGCTGGCTCCTGTTCAGCAGACACCGGCGTTTAAGGCACAGCTTGCACAGAGAATGTCAGAGGTTATTCAGGGGCTGCCGCCTCAGGTGCAGGCTGTTGTGCTCGATCTGTGGGTTAATCTTCTGGATGTGCCGCAGAAACAGGAATTTGTCGAACGTATTCGTGCGGCGCTGGGGACGCCAAAATCACCGGATGAGATGACTCCGGAAGAGCAGGAAGCGGCAGCACAACAGCAGGCGCTGGAGCAACAGCAGGCAGAACTTCAGATGCGCGAAATGACAGGCCGGGTGGCTAAACTGGAAGCAGAAGCTGCCAGGGCACGCGCGGCTGCGCAACGGGATAATGCTGGCGCACAACGGGATGTCGCCGCGGCACAGGGACAGCGTTATGTGGATGCGCTTAACCAGGCACATACGGCAGAAATCATTACCGGCATACAGAATATGGAACAGGAGCAGGAAGTTCTTCAGCAACAGATGCTGCATACACTACAACAGCGGATGCATGAAATGCCGCTCTGAAAATCCTGAACTTAACGGAACCCCGTCATCGTACGGGGTTTTTTGTTTCCGGAGATAAGCGTTCCGGGAGCGGTGCGCTTATTCGCGGGGGCAGCGATAAGCCTTATTTACTCAACCATTCGGATCTGTCCGATAAACAGACCATGCGGAGTTATTTATGGATTTTGAATTTACGGGTGAAGAAACCCCGGAACAACTGGAAAAAATGCTGGAAGGGCTTGGAGATGTGGATATTGACGGTCACGAACAGGACTGCGTGACAGAGGCCGCCACAGAAAATCATGCGGATGAGGCAGCACAGACACAGACGGGCGATAACACTGCGGCACCGACGCCGGATGCCAGTGCTGAGCAGACGCAGGACGTGAAGGAGCCGGAGGCGAAGGGTGTGCTCACCCGCGATGGTAAACACGTCATTCCCTATGAAGTCCTTGAGGCTGAACGTTCCGGTAAGCAGCGGGCCGAACAGGAAGCCGCACTTCTTCGGGGACAGATAGCCGAAGAAAAACGCCTGGTTGAACTGCTGACGTCTCAGATCCACCAGGCCGGTATGAAACCCGCACCGTTACCGGAAAACGAAAAAATCTCTGATGAGAAGATTGCCCGTATCAGGGATATGTATCCGGAAATTGGTGACGCGGTGGCTTCGCTCATCCGTAAAAATAACTATCTCCAGTCCCGTGTTCAGCAATCAGCACAGCAGGCAGAAGGTCATGGTGGTGAGGATTTATCACCGGTTCTTGATGCGATGAATGCCGTGCCGGTGCTGAAAACGTGGCAGAACTCCGATCCGGATCGCTTCTCGGTTGCCGTATCCATCGACGGGAAGCTCCAGAATGACCCCGCATGGAAAGACAAACCGCTCACTGAACGTTTCGCCGAAGTGGCCCGCCGTACGCAGCTCGCTTTCGGTGAAGCCAGTGAGCCGCCTTCTGATGACAAGGCAGACAACACGGATATCCGGAAAACGGCGGAAGAAAAAGTGAAAGCCGCTGAACGGGAGATGGCTGTGCCTGCTTCCCCGTCAGAGCTTGGCAACACGGCTTCCGTCGGAACCGGTGATAATTTTGAACGGTTACTTGGTGCTTCCCATACCGAAATTGAAGCCGCCATGCGAGGCATGACGGACGCTGAAATTGACGCGATTCTGGAAAAACTCGGGTAACCACTGAAGGAGTACTGACGTAATGACCACAGTAACAACAGCCCAGGCGAATAAGCTGTATCAGGTGGCGCTTTTCACGGCTGCCAACCGCAACCGCTCAATGGTGAATATACTCACTGAACAGCAGGATGCACCAAAAGCAGTTTCGCCTGACAAGAAAAGCACGAAGCAGACCAGTGCCGGTGCACCGGTTGTGCGAATCACGGACCTCAACAAACAGGCCGGTGATGAAGTGACGTTCAGCATCATGCACAAACTCTCTAAACGTCCGACGATGGGGGATGAGCGCGTTGAAGGCCGTGGTGAAGACCTCAGCCATGCTGATTTTTCCCTGAAAATTAATCAGGGCCGTCACCTGGTGGATGCGGGCGGACGTATGAGCCAGCAGCGTACGAAGTTCAACCTGGCATCCTCTGCCAGAACGCTGCTGGGTACGTACTTTAACGACCTGCAGGACCAGTGTGCGATAGTGCATCTTGCCGGTGCCCGCGGTGATTTTGTTGCTGATGACACCATTCTGCCAACGGCAGATCACCCTGAATTCAAAAAAATCATGATCAACGACGTACTGCCGCCGACGCATGATCGTCATTTTTTCGGTGGGGATGCGACGAGTTTTGAGAGTATTGACCAGTCTGACCTGTTCACCCTTGCGCTGGTCGATAATCTCTCGTTGTTTATTGACGAGATGGCTCATCCGTTACAACCGGTACGCCTGTCCGGTGATGAGCTGTATGGCGAAGATCCGTATTACGTCCTCTACGTCACGCCGCGTCAGTGGAATGACTGGTACACCTCCACGTCCGGCAAGGACTGGAACCAGATGATGACGCGTGCCGTAAACCGCTCAAAAGGGTTTAACCATCCGCTGTTCAAAGGCGAATGTGCGATGTGGCGCAATATTCTGGTCCGTAAGTATGCGGGGATGCCGATCCGTTTCTATAAGGACTCAAAGGTCCTTGTATCGAAAAACGATATGGCAGCAACCACAGAGGAGAAGCAGGCCAAGACCAACATCGACCGTGCCATGCTGCTGGGGGCTCAGGCGCTGGCGAATGCGTACGGCCAGAAGGGCGGCGGCCACTTCAACATGGTTGAGAAGAAAACGGATATGGATAACCGTACTGAGATAGCAATCAGCTGGATCAACGGTCTGAAAAAAATCCGTTTCCCCGAGAAGAGCGGCAAGATGCAGGATCACGGTGTTATTGCCGTTGATACCGCAGTGAAGCTGTGATTTTTCCTTTCCCCATGCCGGGTTATCGCCCGGCTTTTTCAGGAGTCATTAATTATGGCAAAGACTATCCTTGCTCCGTCACTGAGTGAGCGGGTTTATTCAGGTACGCATGGTAATGAGTCGGTGGCAGAAGGTGTGTTTACAGTGAATGCTGCCGAACAGGAAACCGTTATTAATCTTCTCTCACTGCCGACTGGCGTTCGCATTAATGGGATCCAACTGATTTCAAAAGGTGGTCTTGGTGGTACGGCGACCGTCAGCGTTAAATCTGGCAAGCATGAGCTCATTGGTGACAGTGGTGCAGTAACTGCCAGCTTTGCTAAATATGTGCCAGTGGAGCCGTACACCACACAGAGTGATGGAGAGCTGGTTACGGTCACCATTAAGACAGCTGCTGCGACCGGTACCCTGAATGTTCTGCTGCGTTATACCGTGGTGGGATACTGATATAAACCTTCCGGCCCGCGTCATGCGGGCTTTTTTATCCGGGGAATTATATGAGCGAGAAAATTGCCGTTGTCTATATCGGCCCCAAACCCGTGAAAAAGGATACCCTTACCGGGAGTCGTACACTGTTCCCGCGTCTTGAGCCGGTGCATGTTGACAGCGCGCTTGCCTGGCAGTTGCTGGCCTTTCCGGATGTCTGGGTTCGTCATGAAGAGCTTGATGGTGTGCTCAAAAAGCAACAACAGGATGAGCAGTTGCGGCAGGCACAGCAGGCGCAGGAAAGAGAACAGGTGGCTCTTGCAGAAGCGGAGAACAGTTTTGTGGTTAGCGTTGGTGGTCAGGATGTGGATTTGAGCAAACTCACGTCCGCACGGCTGGCAACGTTGTGTGAGGCAGAAGAGCTGAATATTCACAAAGACCCGAAAGAAACGGCTGATGTATTTCGTGTCCGTGTGCGTGAGGCATTTCGCCGTCGTGTTGCGGAGACTGAACAGCATGGCGGAACTGACTGATTTTTTACCGTATGTCCGTCGCCATATCAGTGGTCCGCTGAACATTATGATGACGGATGCGTTATCCATGTCGGCAGTGGCATTCTGCCGTCAGTCCCTGTTGTGCCGCCGTGAAGCCACGCTGTCACCGCCAGCCGGAGAGGACTGTGTGCTGCCATATGACGCGGAGAATGAAGAGTGCGTACATATTATTCGTATCCTCGCTGACGGGCGTGAGCTTTTTGCCGGTCATGATGTGGAAATCCGCCCGGGGCGGGTAATGCATTTTGCCTGTTCGCCCGGAGAGGTGAGTGTGCTTTATGCCGTTGCTCCGAAAGCAGGGAGCCGTCAGGTGCAGGATGAACTGCGGGCATGGTCTGAAGAAGTGGCTGCAGGGGCGCTTGAACGGTTGTTCATGCAGACCGGGGTTTCATGGTCAGACCCGTCGCGCGCACAGTATTTCTCTGTGCTGTTTTCTGAGGGTATCCGTCGGGCATATCGCGACACACTGGCGACAAGTCCGTACTCCTCATACCGCAATCCTGTCCGCAGACAAAGGTTTTACTGATGACGACGATTACTGAAATCATCGGACGAGTGAACACGCAACTGGTTGACCCGATGATGGTGCGCTGGCCTCTGGCTGAGCTGTGTGATTATTACAATGATGCTGTGCGGGCGGTGATTCTGGCAAGGCCGGATGCAGGCGCAAGTCTGGAGACGCTGAATTGTGTTCCTGGTGCACGTCAGACTTTGCCTGATGGCGCAATACAGCTTCTTGACGTGATATGCCTCAGCGATGGCAGTGCTATAAAACCGCAATCCCGTGAGGTGCTTGATGCACAGTATCCCGACTGGCACATGCTGAGGGGGAAACCGGAATGCTTTATCAGCAGTGACCTTGCCCCGCGCGTGTTCTGGCTGTTTCCGGCACCGGAGGAGGCTGTGAGTGTTGATGCTGTGGTCAGCCGCATTCCGGAGGCGGTGTATGTTCTGACGCAGGATGATGACACGCCTGTACCGCTGGAAGAGGCTTATGTTAACCCGCTGGTTGACTGGATGTTGTTTCGTGCATTCAGCAAGGATGCAGCCGGTGGTGCAGAGTCAGGACTGGCAGCACAACATTATCAGAGTTTTGTTGAGCAGCTCGGGATTAAACAGGGTGCAGACAGTGCATTGTCTGCCCGCAAGAAGGTGTTTAACGGAGGTGGAATGTGAGTGTTGTTGTTTCGGGGACGCTGAAATCTCCTGATGGTGAGGCAATATCAGGCGCAAATATTACCCTGACGGCGCTGACAGTTTCACCGGATGCGCTCAGCGGCACCAGTGCGTCAGCAGTGACCCGTGAAGGTGGATATTACGGAATGACGCTGGAGCCGGGGGAGTATGCGGTTTCTGTGACGGTGAAAGGGAAGACTGCTGTCTACGGACGTGTGCGTATTGAGGGGACTGAAAGTACGGTGACGCTCAATATGCTGTTACGCCGCAGTCTTGTTGAGGTGAGCATACCCGGAGAACTGCTGACAGATTTCCGGCAGATACAGAACAATGTGGCGGATGACCTTGCCACGATTCGTCGTCTGAACGAAGACACGGCGGTGAAAAATAATCAGGCTTCACAGTCGAAGGAAAGCGCTGCTGCCAGTGCGAAGACTGCATCAGAAAGCGCGAAGGCTGCGACCAGCAAAGCGACGGAGTCTGCACAAAAAGCCAGTGAGGCTGCAGAGGCGGCGACCCGGGCAGGTGAGTCTGAAAAGGCAGCGGCAGCTGACGCTAAAGAGGCCAGACGACATGCTGAAACCGCCAGAGTGGCTCAGGAGGCCGCCGGAGACGTTCTTAAACGTGCTGAGGCTGCTACAGTTAGTGCTGAAGAAGCCAGACGTATGGCTGAGAATGCACGAGGACCTAAAGGCGATACAGGGCCGAAAGGTGATGCTGGTCCTCGTGGTGAAACAGGTCCGGCGGGTCCGCGTGGGGAGAAAGGTGAGCAGGGAGAGCGCGGACCTCAGGGCATACCGGGCCAGAAAGGTGATACAGGAGAACGGGGACCTCAGGGAGTACAGGGGCCAGCTGGCGCAACAGGGCCATCTGGCCCACGTGGTGCGACCGGGCCACAGGGAGCAATGGGGCCGCGTGGTGAAACCGGGGCCAGAGGCGAAAAAGGAGACCCGGGGGGGCCTCAGGGACCAAAGGGGGATACTGGTCCGAGAGGTGAGCCGGGGCCGGCAGGAGCAAAGGGAGAGCGCGGTGAGACCGGACCTGCGGGGCCGAAAGGTGACACCGGCCCACGTGGAGAGGCCGGACCACCCGGACCACAGGGTCCGGCAGGGCAAACCGGCCCGAAAGGGGATAAAGGTGAACCCGGCGCAACAGGTCCGGCAGGTCCCGCAGGCCCTCGGGGAGAAACCGGCCCCGCAGGTCCTGCGGGTCCCGCAGGCAGTGTCGCCAGTGTTCCGGATGCCAGCACATCACAGAAAGGTGTTGTACAGCTGAGCAGCGATACCAACAGCGATGATGAAACAAAAGCGGCAACCCCAAAGGCTGTGAAAGCGGTAATGGCAGAAGTGCAGGCAGCAAAAACGAAGGCAGAAGAGGCAGCTACCCGGGCAGCAGTCCCCGGACCGAAGGGGGACAGGGGGGAACCTGGCGCACCTGGTGCAGTGGGTCCCGCAGGCCCACGGGGACCGGCTGGTGCAGCTGGTCCCAAAGGTGATGCAGGCCCGGCCGGACCCCGGGGTCAAAAAGGTGATACAGGACCTGCAGGTCCGCAGGGACCAGCTGGCCCGGCAGGCCCACAGGGGGTTGCCGGAAGGGACGGCAATGTTTCCACCGGGAAATATGCGGTTGGTTCTTATGTTTTTGGCGTGTCCTCTGTCTATGCTGACGGCGAAGGCTTATTTTCATCAGGGATATATGAAAACATTCAGGGTAGCTCCATTGATCTGATTTCAATACAGACAACACAAACAGGCGCATCAACACCAAATCAAATCTGGTTTTTGAAACTGGAGGAGGACATTCCGGGGGTGTGGCGGGCATTTAAACCCGCCGCATATATTGATCTGATGCCAGAAGGAATGCAAGGAGGAAAGAACTCGATGTTTAACTTTATTACTCTTTTCCAGCGGATAGCGTAACGAGGTACGGCATGATAATAGCGATCAGTGCGGTTAAGGATCCGGTATATACCAGGCAGGGATGTATCAACTGTCTGGTGAAACTCACCGGAGTTGACGAGGAGGAGACGGACTGGCTTCCGTTTACGGCGACACCAACGGACGAAGCCCCTCATGGAAAAGAACTCTGGCAGGCACTGAACTCAGGTCAATATGGTCAAATCGCGCCGTATACTCAACCGGAAGATGCGGTGGAAAAAGCCAGACAACAGAAAATTAATGAGATCAACGCCTGGCGTAATGCGATGGAAGCGGCGAACTACACGTTTGAGCACAATGGGCGTAAATGGGACTACGGGAAGTCAACGCAGACGCGTCTTGA